ATGTTCGTAGAACTGGTTTATGACAAGCGAAATGTTGAGGGGCTCGAAGGGGCCAGAGAGATCATTCTGGCCGAGCTGACGAAGCGGGTGCACCAGATTTTCCCTGGTGCCGAAGTGAAGGTAAAGCCGATGCAGGCGAACGGCTTGAATAGTGATGCCAGCAAAAGCGATCGGGAAAAGTTGAATCGCATGCTGGAGGAAATGTTTGAAGAGTCCGATTCGTGGTTGGTTTCTGAGTTCCCGACCGTTCGCCAGATTGGATTTTGAATTCAACTCGTATCACAATCCCTGATTGTGCTCGACCATGAGCACTGAGAAACCAGCCACCGCCCATTCTTGCATACAATGGGTGGCGGCATTCAATTTCATGCAGGTATTTCAGGCCAGTTAATGTCCGGCGCTTTCGATATATCAACACGCATCAGCAGTACCCTATATTTTTTCCATTTTGACAGCCCGTCGATCTCTTCCTGAGTAGCCATTGCTACATCAACCGCATCCTGTCTCCATGCAATTTCTGAATCAGCAGCTGCGCGAAGAGCTGATTTCTTCTGTTCTGCTATAGCTACAATTTCATCATGAGATGGAGAAGGCGCGTCTATCCAAACTGGCAATCCTGCTTCTGAGCCTCTGATCTTTCCAACAGGCGGAAGATTGAGTGCATATTTGGAAAATACTTCCTCGTCTACTAATGCCCCATCTTCCGGCCATGTTCCAGCAATAACATAGTCATCCTTCATATCAACTGGATAAAAAGCATTATTCTTAGCGCTAAATATATAATTCATATCAGTTTCCCCATGCAAGCCATGAAACCAGTGTTGTTACACGGGAACCAAGTCCTCCCGTACTTCCTATATTCCATGCCGAAATCGCAAATGTATTTCCTGTAAGAGGTGCACAAGTTATAGACGCCTGCTGGTCCTGTGCGACAGCAATTATGTTGTAATTGGCGTTTGGGAATGGCACGTTCAGTGTGCCCGTTAACGTGTTACTGGCGCTTGTTTGAAGCCTTCCCATTTGAATTATATCCCCACCTGGTAGCCTTCGGAATGAGGCGCCCCCTCCCCCCGGAGCAAGAGCGAAGCTATTCATATCAGGAATCTGGTTTGCGCCCGTTCCAATGTTTGCAGTAGCTGCTGTACCCAACCCAAGAGCATCACGGCCGCCAGATTGCGTCCCTGCACCAAGCCCACCAAGGCTTAAAGGAAGAAATCCATCTATCCAGCCAAGGTTTTTCAAAGCTTCAGAGATACTAACCAGATCTTTGAGATTCTGATTTTTATCAAGTTTGCCTGATAAATTTGAAGTGATTCCTTTCCATGCAGGCCCGGTAAAAGTAGAGCCATCAGGCAGGCGTACTGTAATATCTCCTGTAGCACTGAATAGTAATTGCCAGTTCTGTTTGTCGTAATTCAGTCCGCGCAGTGCTTCAGCACTTTGCGCCACCAGCGCGGCTGTTACCATGTTCAGTGCCACACGTGGAACTGCTGACCAGGCTGCGCCAGTTTGTGTTGGCCCGGTAAAGTTGCTAACCAACGTAAGTTGCGCATTACTCTCTACCGACTTTACAGGCAATGTATACGGTACGCCGCCCACAGTTGATACAATAAAGTCACCTGCAGCGATTTCGGTTGCAAATGATGTTCCGGTACCGCCAACGATAGCAGACCCGTTTGTCAGGGTGATAGTTCCAGCAGACATATGCGCTCCTTTCAGGCAATAAAAAGACCCGCCGGAGCGAGGTCAAATTTTTGAGATTAAAAACCCTTTTGTGTTTGAGAAAAAACACATCATTAGATTAAAATTCCCTCATAACAACAAAAGGGAATTACATGAAAACTAGTCTTTTAATCACAGCCATTACATTTTTTATGTTTGGCTGCTCTGGTCATGAAAGAGAATATAATTTCAAAATGGATTACCCAGTAGATGCAGCGCGCTTATCACTAGGTGGAGATATTCACGTCAACATCGACTGTGCAAAAAGGAAAGCCAACGTTATTTCTGATAGCAGCAATGGTATTTTTAGCCGTCATGTTAATAAGCGACTGAGTAACATTTGCTATAAGAAAGCAGATAATTTTGATGTCGTGTACAGGTTCGAGCCAGCAAAGGGGGTTAGGCAAAACATGATCGCTACGCATTATCCCCGCGTTCCACCTGCATCAAATACCGACAAACTGAGCGATGGGGATTCGTAATCCACGCCCCTGAAGTGTCTGACTCCAGCTGCGCTGATTTTTTGAGATGTATCGGCCCTGCAATTGCGAGCCAGTCCATTTCAGAGCAATGCCTGAGTAACCTGTTACACCTGCATCATCACTGAGGTTTCCGGGGCAGTTATTGACAAGAATCCATGGGGTAAAGCTGAGGTTTAACACAAAGGTATTGTTCTGAAGGTCATAATTCGCAGGTACATCAAAGAAGCCAACTACCCGGGGCATTTTCGATGCTGAAGCTGCGCTCCAGATGAGGTTTCCGGCACTATCGAAAACATCCAGGAAACCGCTCTGCATTCCGATGTTTCTCGTCGTGCGGATCATGCTGCCAGCATTATCTTCAAGAAGCTCAGCTCCGGGCAAACCATACTTATTGACATCAAGTTTAAGCCATCGCAATGTTCCGTCATTCCAGAATTGTTGCTGGGTGAAACCCAGTGTACTTCCGTCACCGAACGGGCTATCCACGCGGTAAAACCCTTTATCCGTAACAGCGCCAAGCGAACGCTGATCATAAAAAAGGGTGGACCTGTTTTGTGAGTCGACGAGCAACTTTCCTGCACTGTTGTAAACTTCGAATCCGCTCATTAAAAGTTATAAACCTCAACTGTGAAAGTGAATGCTGGACTGCCGGTGATCGGTAAATAGAATGCAGTGAAGCCGCCGTTAAAAGCGCGGCAATAATATTCATTCGCAGTTACTCCCGTCGTTACAATCGTTATAAATGAGCCATCCTGAGTTATACCCGAAAAGTAAACGTCTTTAACCGTTTCTCCGGCTGCAAACGTTACAGAAGTGCTCCCTATATACCTGATTGCATAATCAGTAAGATCTACAGCAATACGCCCTGCACTATCCCAGCATTGCAAACCCTGTGGCATTACCATAACCCCATTCTGACGCGCAGCACGTTATTGCTGTCGTAAATCTGAATAAGGGTGCTGGATATCAGCATTCTTCCCCCTCCAGCTACGCCGTTAATTTCGAACGTCCCGCTTTTATCAATTCGCCATCCCTGCGACCCTGCAACATAATTGTTGGACTGGATAAAGTTACCGATTTTGGCATTGGTGATCGTGCCATCCTGAATAAATGCTGAGCTCATAAAGACCTGGCCATTGATTACAGCGAATGGAGAGTACTGGGTGTCACCACTGCCGCTCATGAGCACAAACTGGTTAGCGTTAAAACCAACCCTGGTTACTACCGGTTTCCCTGCCTCCGCCAGGACGGCAATCGACATCCCGGCGTTGTACATGACGCCATTAATCCTGACACCCGTTTTCAGCGTATAAATGGCTGATGCGCCGGTGGCGTCCACGACTGCCGTCAGTTTGTCTTCAAGAGCTGCCGTCACATCGTTAAACTGCGCCTGCACCTGCGTTGAAAGCTCGGCCATTGCCTTATCTACTTCAGCAATCGTCGTTTTAACCACCAGAATATCGGCACGCACTTCTCCGTATTGTGCCCACTGGTGCTCAACAGTTCCGTGGTTCGCCAGGGCGTTCTGCAGTATTCCTTCAATATTGGTATCGATGTCACCAGTTAGGCGTTCTCCGTCGGCAGAGGTTAGAAAATCATCTGCGATATCGCCCAGATAATCATCGGCGTTATCGTTAGACATCCCCCTGATCCAGTCGGTATACCCTGACTCGTTACCCGTTCTGTCGACCAGCTGCGCGCGGTACCAGAATTCCTGCCCTGCTTTAAGGCCGAGCTGGGTATATTCCGCAGATGGATAAGGCACGTCTGAGAGCAAGAGTGGATCTGAAAAGTCACTGTTGGCAGTGTACTGAATTTCCGTTTTTAGCGTATCGCCGGTGTTTGCCGGGAAACCCCAGTTAAGACGAATCCCCCAGTTAATGCCCGTGGCCGTGAATCCTACTGGCTTAGGCGGATTACCTACTTTGCCGGTCAGTGTCTTCTCTTCTGAATATCCCCATCCTGAGGAAATTTCAGCGGCATTAATTGCGCGCACGCGCACCAGGTAGCGCCCGGCATAAATCCCCGGGACGTCAAATGACGTGGTGGAGCTGCGAGGCATGTTAACCCAGTTTCCGTCGTTGCGGCGCCACTGCCCCTCATAGGCGATAGCGTTCTGCGCCTGGTCCCAGCTGACGCGCATGGTCTCGACGCTGATATTCTGCTGAACCACAGAAAACGAGCTGATCACGATGTTAGCTGGCGGCGACTGATTACCAGGAGGTATCACACTTATTGGCCGCTGGTCGATAATCGCGCCAGTATCGATACGGGCATATTTATCCGGATCGTGCCATGCGGCGGTGATCGAGAAGGTGCCATTATCATTATCGCTTACGCTGACAACGCGATACTGCTGAGCGTAAAGCTCGTCAGATTCAACCACCCAAACAGCTTCAGCCTGTGGGGTCTCACTGTATGCCGTGGTGACTGTGACTGATTCACCGTTCACGGCCTGAATGGTCCTGCTCTGCGACGCTCCGGAAGGTAGGTTGAGAATAAGGCGATCACCTGCTGCTGCATCTGCCACGCGGTCAAGTTTGATAACGCGACCGTTAACGGCGCTGATACGGCCGCCCATAACCTTTCCGGAAAGCAGTTCGTCTGCCACGGCGATGATGTACCCCGGCTGCGGAATGTTGCCGTCCAGCCCGACATCAAACGAAACAACGCGATCCTTGTTGTTGGTGAGAATCCCCCAGCGCCCCTTTCGGTTTGCTTCAGACTGCCTGATGCAGCCGATGGCGGTCATTTCCAGTTGGTTAAAACCGTACCGCGCAACCAGCGACTGCTCAAATACCGGCTCCATAGCGTCGGCGTAGGCATTATCTGGATCGGACCATGATACCAGCGCAGTAGTGTATCGGCTTTTCGTGGTGCTGCTCGAATAGGTGAAGCGACCGTCAATAACGTTTGCGCGCGTATAGCTGTAATCAACATCACGCGGCATGTCAGCCAGAGCAACAATTTGATTGCCGCCCCAGTAGGTCATGCCCCGAAAGATAGCAGCAAAATCACGCAGGACTGTGTAGGCGTCGTTCCGGTCCTGAATGTACACGTTGCAGGTGTACCGTGGTTCGGTACCGCTGCCACCCTTCCCGTCAGGAACTCTCTGATCACAATACTGAGCTACCTGATACAGCGTCCATTTATCGATATTTGCCGCGCTTAGCCGGTGACCAAGACCGAAGCGGTCGGAAACCACCAGGTCGTAAAAAATCCACGCCGGGTTATCGGTCCATGCCCATTTAAAGGCGCCGGTCCATGTGCCGAAATATGTTCTGGTTTCAGGATCGTAGTTATCCGGAACGCGAATAACGCGCCCGCGTGGCTCGCATGAGATCTGCGGGATAGAGCCGTTGAACTGGCTTGAATCAAACTCAATATAAAGCAATGCTGTGTTTGGGTAGCGCAGTTTGGCGTCGATCACCTCCGTGAAGCTCTGCAGCGTCATCGTGTCGCCGATCTTCGCACTATTGGCATCGGCTGTAATCTTACGCAGTCTGATTGTCCAGGTGCTGCCAGCCTGCGGTAAATCAATTCGGTGGCTGCGCTCGTAACCTGATGTCGTTTTCCCGGTCACACTGGTATTGAGTACCGTATGCCAGATACCGCCGTCAGTCTGCAGGTCAATAGCATAGTTTATTGAGTAGCCGACCAGATCACCGTCGTTTTCCTGTTTAAAGAGTGACGGCCATTTCAGACGCAAGCGAACCGCTGAAAGCTGCGTATTGGTGAAGGTGCGCGTCCAGGCTGTAGTGCTGGATACTTCGGTACCAACACTGATTTCGTTTTCGGTACCGGGAATGCCCTGGATGTAATTTTGCGCCTGCGTTCCTGCGCGAAACTCCCACGTCACGCCGCTAAAGTTTTGGGAGCCGTCGGAGTTCTGCAGCGCCGTGCCGTCCAGGTAGATATTTTTGCCGGTTAGCTGCCCTGCAAACTCCCCTTCCCCAAGGGCAACAAGGATTTTTGCCTTCGCTACAGATTGCAGATCATCAGGCTGTTCGGTAGGGGTTCGGGAACTTGAGCTGCCGCCCTTGCGGCCCTTTAAAACTTTTTCTGTAGCCATATTGCGCCCATAAAAAAAGCCACCCGGAGGTGGCCAGAAAAAAGGTTAGTTATCTACTGCTGATCTTCGACATAAATTCCGGCAGAAATAATCGCTCCGCCTATCCGCCGGCGGCCATATAGGAGCGGTACTGGATAGCCTTGCGCAGCGGTGTTTGTTACACCACCGAATGCGTAGGAGGCGCGGTTATCTGCGCTTTGTTTGCTTGCCAGACCTGCAGGTTGAGGAGATAGCATTTGGACAACACCTCCCAGCATCATGGCTGCACCGAATTTCGCAGCCCCGTACCCCACCGCTGATAGAGTGCCGCCTGAGAAATAGCCAATGGCTACCCCAACAACGACGAGCACGGCACCAAGAATTGTCTGTAATACCCCGGCTTTTTTACTTCCGATTACCACCGGGACAATTCGAATAACTTCACCGGTTACCGGAAAACCAAAATCATCCTTTCCGATATTTTTTTTATCTTTAAAGACGGCGTAAGTCAGGCCCCTTGCTTTGCTGGTGATCAGGAATTTCTCAAGCCCGTTTATAGTTTTTGTAAGAGAGTTGATCGCCTCAGCGGTTGTGCGTATTAATCGATGGTGAACCTTTCCATAGGTTTTACCCAAAACACCGCCGAGTTCGATTCGGGTCATGACCTCTGACATTTTATTTCTCCATAAAAAAACCACCCGAAGGTGGCTTAGCTTATTTTTAACTTTTCAAAGGCATGATCTGGCAGCCGTAGCCCAGTGATCGTTCCATCCTTTCGCGACGGCGTAAACTTTAACATCGCTTCCGCCTGCTTCTGATTTATCGATATTCACCACTGAAAGGGCCCCGAAAATATCGTCTGATGCTGTTATTTTGTAACCTGACTCAGTTGGTATGCTGGAACTTGAAGATCGAAGCTCCACCCATTTAGGGGCCAGGCATCTGTTAACCTGATCTGCGCTCTTTGACGTGTGCTCAGAAAGAATAGGCTTTTGGGATTCGAGGGAGTTTACAGAGCAGCCAGCCAAACCAATAACTAGCACCAAGAATAGCTTTTTCATTTTCATGCTCCTTTGAAATTTCGTAAAGGTTAGCATAGAGATCTGTGACGTAGAATCTTCATCGTCCTTTCCTGCCAGTAGCCACCATACGGCACGCGCTGGCTCAGATGTCCGTACAGGTGGTGCAGCAGCATATTTCCCTCCAGCAGAATTCCCGCGTGGTTCCACTTATCAGCCTGGACCTGCATGATCACCATATCGCCGGGTTTCGGTGGCCCGTCGAATTCCCGGAAACCGCACTCATACCAGCAATCCTGATAGAAGTTGTCCGGATAGTCGTTTTCCCACCAGGGATAATCCACCCGGTAATCATGGAGCTCGATACCGTGCGTTTGCCGGAAATAGCTCATTACCAGCCCCCAGCAGTCGAAGTGTCCAAGCACAAACGGACGCTCCAGCAGCGGCAGTTCTCCGCGCGGCTGGATAGTGCGTAAATCCCCCTCCGGCCAGCTCACAATATGCCAGGGTAAAAGCGTTGCGTCGCATTGCGCTTTATCCAGTTCGCTCGGTTGCGTTGTGGCGTCAGGGTGACTGTGAACGATGGCGATCACCGTTCCCCAGTCCTCAGCAGCTGCGTAGTCTTCGTGGCAAAGGACAAAATTGTCCTCCGGCGCCGCGGCAAGATTCCGGCACGGGAAATAACGTTCAACGCGGCTTTTCTGCGCCACCACGCCGCAACACTCAAGAGGATATTCAGCTGCAGCATGCGCCATAATCGCATCAATGGTTTTCTGACGCATATCAACTCCTGATCAAAGACGTGCCCGGGAAGCCCCCAAACGAGAGTTCGTTATTTTCGCCGAATCGGAGTTTGCAGGCAGTCAGCGTGCCATTGCATTCATCCAACGACGGATCGCTTACCGGGTTGTTGTTTTTATCGAAATAGCGGGTGCCAGCATAGTCGCAGCCGTCGCCGGTACGATATTTATTCCGGATGCACCAGGTACACAGGGAATGAAGCTGTCGCGTCGGGATCATTTGCCCCTGCAGGTCCATCGGGCTGGACAGAACAAATTCAACGGTTTCACCGGCAAGCTCGCCCGTTTTCCCGTCGATATACCAGACCTGCAGCTTTTCCTGAGTCGGGTCTGCTGTGGGGTTGCCGTCCGCGAAATTTCTGGCATCGAGATATTTCTCTTTTGTGTCGTGAATAGTGACTTTCGCCTGCAGCAGATCGTCATAGGCAAGACACAGGGCAGAAATGGAGCTTTCGATGTTCGCAACCGTCAGTGATGGCGTTGCATTGCTCCCACTGGTTGATTTCTCCAGGCCTTCCAGCTGATACGGCCAGGCGGCGTATTCATTTCCCTGCCACCAGATTGGTTTCGCCGGAAGCTTGGACTCATCCCCACCAGCGGCGATGATTTCCGCTTCCGTGTGGGGAATGCGGTAATTGTGAAAGCGGAGAACGTCCGTTAGCCCAAAGGAAGAACCGTCCACCTCAATCAGACGAACATCGTTTCCGGATTCAAGCTTCTGATAGTCTGCGTTTAAGCTCATGGTTTAAATGCCTGGATGAATGTTGCTTCAAGGTTGAATTTCCCCGCACCCAGCCCGGTGGGTTTATACGTTTCGCAACGATACAAACCCAAGGGCTCTAGCGGCGGCTTCCACTGAAAGGCTTTCGTTCCTTCATGCCTGTCGAGAAAAGACTTAATGGCAGAAATGTAGGTTTCGTTGCCAGTGAAGTTAAGCGTCCACTGCTGAGTTCTGGTGTTCAATCCATCTCCTGAAACCTGCTCATATCCATCGCCAAACTGGGCTTTCCTGACGCGGAAACTTGTATCAGCCTCCGCGTTAATCCGTGGGCACCAGGTGAAAGTTTCAATGGCCATAATTATCGCGTTCCTTTCATTGCGTTCCAGATGTCGCCGCCGGGACGAATGTCACGCATCACATTTTGCTTATAACGTCGATCAACAAATTCCCCGACCTCGGCACCAAATTGCTCAAGGCCTGGCGAGGCCTGTGTTTGAGTGTTGCCGTTGCCATCGATGGTGATATAAACCTGTGGCGCCGAAGATACAGACTGACCTCCGCCACCTCCGACCGCACGAACGCCCAGCGAACCATCAGCGGCGCGCGTAAGCGGCATAATGGCTTCCGGACCAGCCTCGGCAAAAACCCCTGCGCCTTTGGCAAAAGCAAACAGCTGAGGCGTCTGGAAAACGCCATTGCTGTAAGCGCTCAGGGACGGAGAGTCGTAAACATTACCCTTCGCATTAAATGTGAAGTTCGCGCCAGCATTCTGAATAGCGGTACCGCTGCTGGCGGTTGCGGCTGACGAGGCACCAAAACTGAACAGTGATCCAATTGAGCTGACGCCATTAGCAACAGCCATGTTCACCAGAACGTTCTGGATAATCTTCAGTACGCTCACGCCCCAGTCCTTCCAGCTGTCAACGTTGCCATTGAGCATGTCGGTGATCGTGGTAACCGCGCCACCCATGGCCTGCTTCATGCCGTCAGCGGCCATGGAAGAATAGTCAGTAGCTTCGTCCACCCAGTTCGCATAACCCTCAGACAGTCCCGTCATCCAGTCGTCACGCTGCGCATCAGAAGCTGCGTAATATCCCTCCTGGTCGCGCAGGCGCTCTTCGAGGTAGCGCTTATTAAGTGCCAGCCCCTGCTGATAGAACGTCTCGTCGATTTCACCAGCCTGACGCTGGCGGAGAAGATCGGTATTCTTCTGCTCAAACTCCTTACGCAGGTTGAACTGCTCCTGAAGTCTTTCACGGAACCTGGTTCCCTGCCCGTAGCCCAGCAGTTGCGCTTCATTGGCTGCGCGGGCGCTGGCGTTACTGTCAGCAAGGTTGGCTTCGTAATTTCGCAGTTGCTCACGCAATTTAACCTGGTCAATCAGCGCAGCATTCTGCAATACCGTCTTTTTCTGGGCTTCTGTCAGAGAAGCAAGCTCCCCCTGGCTGACCTGGTATTTAACCTTCGCCAGTTCAGTATTCTGGCCTTGCAGGGCAATCTGCTCTTTTTGCTGCTTGATAAGGCGCTTATACACATCCTCGGTTTTCTCGCCTTCGGTTTTACCGCCCTTCGCCTTAGGTTTGTTGGCCTCATTATTCCGCCATTCAGCAAGACCGTTATTAATCAACTCCTGACGGCCTGTCTGGAATTGCGGATCACTGGTTAACCCCAGGTCATCGGCTGCATAACTCAGTCGCAGGCGCTCTTTTGCTTCACCCTTCAGGCGTGACAACTCCAGATCCCGGCGGCTCTTTTCGAGGGCATCGGTTTGCTTTTTGTCGAGGTCGGCCTGAGGAAGTCTGACCGGGACGTTAGCCAGCCCCTGACGCGCCATAAGGAGTTGGTTACCCAGGCCGAGTAATCGATTAAGTTCATCGTGCTGCCCATTCATCAACAGAAGTGATTGATAAGCCCGGTTCTGATTCGCTGCCTCCTCCCGAATTAGCGTCACACGCCGATGCTCAAGACCTTCAAGAACCTGTTGGATAGAGGCAGATTTCTCCTGCATCTGGGCAAGCCTTTCCTGCTCAACAGATAACTGTTCAGTGGCTGTAGCCAGTCCACGGGTCACGGTATCCAAAGATGTCAGGTGGTTAATCATGAAACCACCGCTGGTCGTTGGACCGGGATTACTGATCACTGACTGATAACCAGCTATCTGCTCTTTCAGATTTTCTATCTTGCTCTTTTGTTCATCTATCAGCCTGTTCTGCTCATTCAATGCTGCGCGCGTTTTCTCAGCATTGTCTGAAGCTTCAGGTAAAGACATTGCCTTCGACTTTTTACTGACTTCATCAATCGTGGTGGCGTATTCCTGCGCCGAACGCCGAGCCTGCTCCTGATTCTGATACATCGCATACCAGGCTCCTGCTCCCAGCATCACCAGACCCGGCACGCCGCCAATCAGGCCAAGCGCACCACTCATCAGGCGAGTGCCGACAGATGTTACGCTATTGAGATTGCTTTGAGTCGAAACACGATTTGAGATGTTACGGTTTAAAGCAGCCTGAGCGGCAGCCAGACGCCTTTCAGCGACAGCCTGAGCGTCGGCATTTTTAGCTGCTACCAGCCCTGCCTGCGCGCGTTCAAGTGCTGTTCTGGCTCGCACCTTTTCCGTAGCTGTACCACTGGCAAGAGCGGTAGTCAGTCTGGTATGGGCCGCAGTGACTTTTGCTTCAGCCGCCGCGACCTTTTCTTGCTGAGCCGCCTGAACATCTGCACTTCTTGAACTCTGTACTGCTTGCTGAGCCCGATAAACTTCAGCCCTGGAAGCCGCAACAGCAGACTGCGCCGCTTTATCCTGCGCGACTGCAAGGGCAACCTCTGATTTCGCAGCTGAAATTAGCGCACCTGTTGCACTCGTGGCACTGGTTACAACTCCGCTTAGGTAGCGTGCCAGTCCCACGCCAACAAGCGCCCCAGCGACTGTTGTAATTGTTGACATATTGTCAGCAACGTCACTAAGCGCGCCGCTCACTGCTGATGAAGTAAAAGAATCAAGCGTCTGGGCAACATTATCCAATCCGCCAGACAACGCATCAGTAGCACCGGTTGCCTGGTTTACACCGCCCACCCAGGCCATGAATGAGTTAGTTACTTTTTGAAGGGATCCGGAAACCGTTTGTGGCATGCTGGCAAATTCGCCCTGCAATGCTCCTAACTGGCTCATTAAAGCTGGGACAACCTTATCGATCGTAAGCTGTCCCTGGTCAGCCATGCTCTTGAGGTCTTTACGGGCTACACCCATTCCCGCAGCCAGAGCGCGGATTACCCGATCACCGGCTTCGTTAACGGCATTAAATTCTTCACCACGAAGAACGCCTTGTGCGAGCGCCTGGCTGAACTGAGTAATAACAGAGCTCGCCTCCTGAGTGTTAGCCCCGGAAAGTTTGAGGCCGGTAGAGACAGCTTCGGTAATTTTCAGAACTTCGTCAGAGCTATAACCGTACTCGCGCATTGAGGCTGCTGCACGGGAAAAAAGGTTTGCGTTATCTGAAAATGCCGTGCCGGTTCTTTGGCTGATTTCCATTAACTGACGCTGTGAAGCGGCAAAATCATCAGCAGAAGATGATGCCTGTTTAAGACGAGCGTTTACGGAGTTCCACTCATCAGCAATCTGCACAATTTTACCCGTTGCAAAAGCTGCCGTAGCTGCGGCAGCAGCCCTTCCAGCAGATGCAAATCCGGCAGTCAAATCAGAGAGCTCCCTTTCGCTCTCTCTGGCAGCAGCAGCGGCCTGCCGACCGCCATTCTGCATGGTGCGGTAATAATCCTGCCCCATTCGTGAGGCGCGGGAAATTTCCGTCTGGAAAGATTGAGAATTGGCGGAAATTTTGATTATTAATTCGCGTAAGGTTGCCATTTATCCAAACTCCAGACGTAAAAAAACCGCCGAAGCGGTTTTATTTTTATTGTTTCCAGACCTTTTGCCTGGCTTCTTCAAGGTATTCTTCATCGGTTTTAGCCGGAGGTGATTCGGCCATCAAATCACTGCCACAATGTTTACATTTAATGGCTGCGTTTTTGATTATTTCCGCACAGAACGGACACTTTTTCATACCCTCATTTTCAATTAAGTCTTTTTCTTCAGCTGCAACATCTTTCTTAATTACCAGCGAGTGTACAAAGGCAATAATAAACAGCAATGCACCATAAACCCACCAAGCAAAGAAAGAGCGGCCTTTGCTTTGAGCTATTAAGGCTGGAACTAAGCCTATTACAATTGAAACAAGTAAAATTTCCATTTTCTATCCCCAGAATTATTAGTAGCTAAAATCCTAATGTTTTCTGGGTAAAAAGTCACTGAGTTGCAGCTGTAAGTGCAGCCTCAAGCCCTGCAAACGGGTCCTTCGGTTCTGATTGCTCATCGCCACCCCAGCGCAGGATCGCATCGTCCAGCGGTACTTTTGCCCCCTGCGAGCCGTAGATGGCAGAGACGAGCTGGGCGGCCTGAATGTCACCGCGAATATCGCCAACCGGACTTTGCCTATCGTACTCAATCCACATCAGAAGCTCGCTTGCCGTCATATTCTGACGAAGCTCTGAGAGCGTGCGCCCCATCCGGAGCGCAAGCGACATCAGAAACTTTACGCCGGGGGTTGAGACTTTTCCCGCGCTTCGTCCGCGTTGTTGATCAGGTCAAGCGCCTGCTTGAGCAGGCGTGAATGGACGGGGCCGTAGATTTCACGCACCTGCTCTTCTTCGTCTACGCTGAATACCGGTTGCTTATCGGTGTCGCACAGGACGTCAATGAAGAGCACCACGTCAGCGCAAAGATTACGGTGTGCCTTTTCCGATACCGACACATTTTCATCATCAGCACCCGCTTTCACCACCTCCTGCCAGCGCAGCCAGGCTTCTCCAGACGGCTCACGGAGAACCACTTTGACGCCTTCCCACTCAGGAACGGCGACCGTCTTATGACGAAATCCCGACATCTTAGCCAGGGCGAGATTTTTAATATTCTTCATGCGACCTCTCAGGAGCCAGACTCGATGTTTTCAGGCTTACCTTTCAGGCGCAGGGAGAACGTTGCCGCCACTACGCCGTTGGTACCTGAAGACCAGGTGTGCTGGCGGATTTCAGCCAGGAACTTAAAGCCCTTGCCGGACGGGAAGATAACCTGGAAAGCGTAGGTCGTATCGTTGTCATAGGCCTCACGCAAGGCGTCCTGCGCCGGATTCTTGTAGAAGTTGCCGGACAGAGAGATTTCTGATGGAGAAGGCAGGCCGTTGATGTTCTCCTGCTCGGTAGAGCAAAGTGTTGTTACGTCGATATCCTGCTTCTGACCACCGGTGAACTGAATTTCTTTGATGGTGCAACTCAGATCGAGGAAGGTTGCGGAATCCATCGTTTCTTTGGTGGCTGGCAGGGAGGAAATAAGGATCTTCGTCAGCTGCGATTTTTCATAAAGTGCAGACATAGCTGTCTCCTGGAAAAAGAAAACCCGCCATCAGGCGGGTTCGTTGGGTGAATTAATTGTCAGGGGGTAACTTTAAAATCCAGGGTGGCACGGTAGAGCCGATAATCTGGCTCGTACCCGGGGATTTTTACCACCTCTGTAGGGGTTAACGGCTCAAGCGAAGCGAGCACCAAATCTCTCAGGGATCGTGATTCAGCGATCGAAGTGGAATACACATCGACCTGAACGGAAACCATGCTCTCTGCCTGGCCACACAGTACGTCAGCGGAAACATCATCGACGATGGAAAAGATAATCCAGGGTGGAGAGACAGACGGTTTCCCGTCACTACCTAATGGCGCAACATAGGGGTATACCCGTCCTTCTGCGAGGGAAGAAAGCAAGGCGTAGATATTATCTTCATTCACTTGCTCAATACCTCATCAATAGCCTGATTCATCCTGGCAATGGCGACGCTGGCGGCCTCTTCCTCGCGAGTATCGTAAGCGGGTCGCACAAACGGATGTGCAGGCATGTTCGCGGTGCCCAGCTCAACGAATCGCCAGTAAAAGGCGTTTCTCGGGTTATTCGCCTTCATCGTGTTATCGCTGTTTCCGGTGCGCAGGTTAACGCCACGAATATGGACGCCGGAAGAAATCTCCCCGCGGCGGCGGCTTTTTTGGTTCACTACCACCACGTTTTTTTTCAGTTTCCCGGTACGCACCGGCGCGCGGGCGATCACTTCTTCCTTAAGCACTTCGGCACCAGCGCGTGTGGCATCACGCAGAACCTTGTTGTTTTCAGCGCGGCTAAGCGCCTCCAGATCCTTTGCGATGTCATTCAGCCCGGAAAAATCGAGGCTCGTCTCAATCATTTTTCGGTACCCTGTTTGCAAAGAATTTCGAGCTGAACACCGCGAGAGTCAGGGATTGGCGGACCAATGATATTCAAAATGGCCCCCTTGAACGCGCCAGTCATAACCCTGAGTCTGGACGCAGCAGTTATATCGCTACGAAATCGTGTCCATACCCTGATAGTGGCGACTGCGGTTTCAGCACCAGCGGCTACCAGCTCGCGGCCACTAATGCCCTTTACTTCTGCCCAGGTTTCTGCGCCGTCATGCCATGCTTCAACAGGCTGGCCAGAAGGATCTCTGGATGTTGTGAGGTTCTGAACCACCACCCTGTCTCTCAGTCTTCCGGCCTGCATAAAGTCCTCCTATACCCCGTAAATTCGGTATGGCTGCAGCAAGGCTTCAACTGCAAACGGGACCTCTGCAACAGTCTGACCGACGGAAACTGATTCTCTGTTGGCATACCAGTGACCTATCAGCAATAACATGGCCGCTTTAACATCATCATTCAGTAGAATCGGGTCCGGGTCATCTGCGTAGCCAGGGGAGCTCTGGTTTTCATAGAGCGTTCGCCTTGTCCATGTCTGGACGTAACGCGCCGCCGCACCGGTGTATAAAGTCAGCAGGGCATCGTCTCCGGAAAAATCGGTATCAATGCGGCAGTGCTGTTTCACCACATCAAGGTCGACCATTATTTTTTCGCCTTCTTGTCCGCTTTTACTTCCGGCTGTTCCTGCTGCTGTTCCTGCTGCTGTTCCTGCTGCTGTTCCTGCTCTGCAGGATTTTCTGATTCATCGAGCATCGCATAGCCTTTTTTGATGAGCTCGCGACCATGCTGTTCCAGAGTTTCCAGCGGAAGCCCCTCAGTAACGACGGTACCGCCGAAATAAATCGGTTTAAGTGCAATCAGTTTCATTTTCACACCTGTAAAAGCGGCCCGAAGGCCGCTATTTCATCAGCTACCAGCGCCAGTGCGGAATGCACCGTATACAAATGCCTCAGGGCGTTTGACGGCCAGCGCAAGACGTTCCTCGCAACGGATGGTGAGCATGTTTTTCTCGAAGTCGTCGGCGTTCTCTGTGGAGATCACCACGTTCGCATCTTCGCGGTCGAAGATTTGCGCGCCTGCGTTGAAAGCACCGGTCAGGAATTTCCCCTGGAATGCTGCTGCTTCGGTGGCAACAACCGGCAGGCCCCACAGAGTCGGTCCAGTCAGCGCCGCAGGGTTAGCCAGAATGTAGCGGCCCAGGCTGTCTTTTGTCAGCTCGATCCGCGCCCAGTCAATGAAATGAAGGACATGACCGGAAGCTGGGAAGCGCGCCAGCTGCACCTGCAGCATTGCCAGACGCAGATCGTCAATACCGCTCTGCTGTTCAACAGTGAACGCTGGATCAAACGCTGATGCCTGAGGAACGATGCCATGCAGATGCACGCCGGTACCATCACCGAAGAGAATTTCCTGCTCTTCTGCGTACTTCAGCCCGTAGCGCATTTCGGCATCAACGGTGGACTGCAGTTGTGCGAAGTCATCCAGGATCTGCTTAGAGGCTTTGAACAGGTGGGCAATGGTGCTGACGCCAGTGATTTTCGGCGTGAACTCAATTTCGCTGTATGGTTTCTGCGTGTTTTCAGGAACCACTTTCGCGTTATTGGTAAAGCCCGTCTGCTGCACCCAGAAGATAGCAGAGGAGGAAGTACGACCTGGAGCAATCAGATCGCGGATAAACAGGCGCTGTTTCGGTGCCGTATCAATACCCGGCAGGCGTTGTGGCTCCACAACACCATCAGGCACATCCACCGAAGTCAGGGCAGCCTTCACCGGGATGCTGATACGTTTGCCACCTTCAACACCTGCAGCAAAGGTTTTCAGCGCTTCAGCAGAGATCACCTGCTGGCCGATTGACTCCACAACATGCTTCGCGTTTGCCAGCGGCATCTGGGCAACATGTTGCTCCAGTTCACCCATGGCTGCCTTCAGCGTTTTTTCTGCTTCGCGCAGGGCGTTGAACTCAGAAGCCATTTTATCGACGGCTGCCTTTGTTTCTTCAGACAGCTTGCCGGACTTCTGCGCCTCTTTGAGCGCGTCTTCTGCTTTCGCGTTGAACTTGCCGGTTGCCTCTTCAATGCTGGCCGTGACTTTTTTCAGAATATCGTTTACTTCAGACATAAAGGGTCCTTATTTGACTAACGCCGCCAGGGCGCTTTCAAGTGAATTGATGGTTTCAGGTTTGATGTCTTCGGCAGCGCCCGGCGTACCGTCGTTGGTGGTGACAGCGCCAGGCATGCCACCGGATAAGGCTTTAATGAGTTTTCTGCGCTCAGAGCGCGGTGTGTTGGTCTTGGCCAGCAATGCATCAAGTTTGCGAAGCGCAGCAGCAGGCGATTCGTCGCCGTCGCTTACCGCATCAGCAGAAAGCAGGCTGTCTGCCAGTCCCTTCGCCACAGCATCACTGCCACCGATATAGCTTTCCGCGTCCATCAGCTTCTGCACAGCGGACATATCAAGGCCGGAGCGCGCCGCGTAGATGTCAGCCATAGCGGTATCGAAGGGTTCCAGTGACTGTGCCAGTTCTGCAAAATCATGGCGGTTTCCCATCGCATATACCCAGCAGTTATGGATCATCAGGAAGGCACCGCGGCCAATCTGAATATCATCCCCGGCCATCGCAATTATCGAGGCGGCGCTGGCGGCAATGCCCAGCACCTTCACCGTTACACGGCCTTCGTATTCGCGGAGCAGGTTATAAATAGCCAGACCTTCGAACATGTCGCCGCCCGGTGAGTTGATATTCACCGTGACGTCGGCGCCGTTCATCGCCCGAAGCGCACCGGCAATACGTTTAGCTGTTACCCCTTCGCCCCAGTAGTCCTGCCCGATAACATCAAAAACAGAAATGCTGTTATCGTCGGTGGCCGCCGCTTTGATCCCGCCGTCCCAGCGGTCCAGTGCGGACGGTAATGTTTCACAGGTAACGCGCGCGCAGGGGCGACCCGCCGGTGCTACCGGAAGTTGTTTTTTGCTCATCAGGAAAGTGCTCCTAAGCGGCCTGTTTCAGCGGAGATTGTTCAAAGGAAATATCGTGGAATACGTGGTTATGCAGCTCTCGCAGGGCCAGTGCCTGAACAGCAGGGTTGCTGCTTTCGAGATTTTTCAGTTGCGTCAGGTTGAGCTGAACGGTGTAAATATCGCCCCCTTCAATCGGCGGCATGTTCTCAAGACGACGAACGTCATTACGGGACATCCAGCCATTCTGAAGCGCGCTGGTATAGTATGCCGCGCGACCGGCACTATCGGCTCGCAGCAGACCTTCAACAGAGAATTCTGCAAACACTTCGTCATCGCTGTCGAGTAAGCACCGGCCAATTTCCTGCTCAATATTCACCAGCAGCGGTCGAAGTGTATGAGTCAGAAACTGCAGGTTCATACCTTCCAGGCTGGATGCCCAGCTGCTTTGTTTCGTGGTGTGACCAACCATGAAAGGCGGCACGCGAAACCAGCGGCAGATCTCCTCAATGCTAAATGCGCGGCTTTCGAGCATCTGAGCATCTTCCGGGTTCATGGTCACGCCCTGGTACGTCAAACCACCCTCAAGAACCATGATTTTCCCGGCGTTTTTCGAACCGGTAAACGCCGCCATGTAACCGCGAAGTTTTTCACGTTGAGTATCATCCAGAGCTTTATCAGAAGAGAGGAATCCTGAACTCTGCAGGCCCTGTTCGAATATCTTCGCCGCGGACTCTTCAACGGCCATTGCTGAACCGATCACATCCCGGCCAGTCTTCATCGGCATCATGCCGCAAACACCGTCCAGACCGAACCCGCGAATGTGCATGATGTTTTTGACCGGAATGACGCGCTCGTTTCCGTTTTCAGTGTATTTGTATTCCAGCGCCCCGGTAGTCAGACGATTTACCACCATGTTCTGCGGCAGTAATGGCACCAGCGAAACCAGGCGGTTTGCGATGAATTTCTTCTCAATGAAGGCGTTCCCGCGCAGGCAAATACTGGCGACCACCATCAACATAAAGCGTGATGGTGTCATTTCTGAATTGGGGCGGCGGCACAGTATCGAATAGGCCGGATGATCGGTTGCCGCTTTGCGCGAACCGTCAGGCTGTCTAACGTATATTTTCAGCGGAAGGGTTGAAATAGACTCGCTTAACAGCCTTACGCATGCCCACACAGCCGATAGCTGGATGGCTTTATCGGCCGTGACCACCTTTCCGCTGCTGCTGGTGCCAAACCATTCCTCCCAGAACGTGCCGGTAGTCAGGCTGATAGGCACACCAAGCCAGTTAAGCAGAGCGCTTTTCACCCTGCCTGGCTGTTTGTTTTTTTTCATCAGAAACCTACCATGATGGGATTATTGAAGAATCCGGAGAGATCCTGCTGGTCGTTGCCACCGTTAACCAGAACGCGGCTCATTGCTGTGAACAATGCCGCCGGGCCATCAATCTTGGCCTCTGGTGTGGACTTGTTCGGGAAAATGTTCTCGTTCCGGTCAGGTTTGACGGTTACGTTGGACATCATCCAGTTCATTACCGGGTGATCGCTGTGATGGAAGCGGCCGCCGTATACCAGTGCTTCGACCTCTTTCATTGCCTCAGAGAAATTGCGAACCGTCTGCGGCACTTCCACCAGCGGCAGCCCTTCTTCTGCCAGCGCAAGGCTGAACTGCGTCGCACTCCACGGGTCGAAGCCAATTTCTTTCAGACTCTCGCCAGCAACCCACACCTGCAGCTCTTCCTTAATCTGAGCATGGTCGATTACATCCCCGTCGGTAAGGATCAGCTTGTCCATCTCGGCCCACTTACGATAGAGCTCTGCCATCTGGCGTGAACATTTCTCAAGGCGTCCTTCCGGCAGCCAGAATTTAAAATCCGCATGAACGTGGCCACCTGGCGCGCGCCAGACTTTAGCGGCTGCACAGATATCAATTTTGTTTGAAAGGTCAACGCCCACCCAGGAGGGATAGGTTTTAAGTTCGTGCTGCGGGGCGATAAACTCGCATTTTTCCCATTTCATCATGTCCATCCAGGCAGACTCAGCGGTAACCCAGATATTCATGTGTTTGGTGAAAAAGTTAATCCTGGCCGAAACCTGCTCTTTCGCCTTTTTAGCCAGGCGGCGCAGGTCATCCCAGCGCTTACAGATACCCAGCCCCGGATTCGCCTTCTGCCAGACTTTTTCATCAAAGGGATCGTCACCTTCATCTAAGGTGTAGATGATGGCAAAAAACGTATCGTCTTTAACCAGGCCGCGCAGGACCTTGATTGCGTAATCGCGTAGTTCGTAACAGATACCTTCTTTGTTGAAGCCTGCGGTGGTGATACCGAAAAGCAGCGATTGCAGGCGCGCGCCTGTGGCCGTCTCCAGAACGTCCCAGACGTCACGGGTTTTATGAGCATGCAGCTCGTCGACGATGGCACAGTGGATGTTCAGGCCGTCGAGGTTGTTCGCGTCTGATGATAAAGGCTCGAATTTGGAGGCCGTTTGCTCCTGGTAGATAGCGAGCTTGTTGAATTCGAAGATCCGCCCAAGAGTGGCTTTCGCCTTCTTGACCATATTTTTCGCGTCTTCAAAAACAATTCGCGCCTGGTCACGGGTGGTTGCAGCGGAATAGACCTCCGCCCCGCCCTCGCCGTCAGCGCCAGCCATATAGAGCCCCACGCCGGAGCAAAGTGTTGATTTGGCATTTTTACGGGCCACCTCAACATCTGCTGTACGGAAACGCCGGACCATCACCGGCCGACCGCTGCCGTCGTTACGCAGGACAGTTTCCCCCGTCTCTTCGTTAACCAGCGGGATAACAAAACCAAAAATATTAATCAGGATGAAAACATGCCAGTCCATCAGCTCAATAGGCTGGCCTGCCAGCGCACCTTTGACGTGAGGAACAAAATTATAGAAATTCAGAATGTGCTGCGCGCGCGGCTCACTGAAGAAAATACCGCGCTCTTCGCCGTGTGCCAGATCGTCAAGAAAACGCTGGCAGGCAAGGCGCACATACTCACAGGCAATAATTTCCCCCGCCACCACCCTCTCGGCGTAGCGGATGCCTTCTGCAACCTTAGCCATTAATCCCTCGCTTTCATAAACTCGGCCAGCGGATCAACCGCATCAGGACCTTTTGCATTCACTTTAGAGCGGCTGGCAGGCGTCATGCCGAACTCACCGAGCATGGCGCGCAGACGTTTCCAGGCATCAGCTTTCATAATGGCGGCCGGGTGAGCCTTGATCATGCGAATCTCTCGCTCTTTGCCTTCGTCTGGCTCTTCGTCGCTATAAACGGCGTAGGTGTAGCCTTCTCTCTCCAGCGTATCGCAGTGATGCCGGTACTCGGTGTAAACCTCAACCAGAAGCTCAAGTGCTCTCGCGTCCAACTGCGACATGACGCCAAGCGCATCGAGCTCTTCAGCCATACGCCTGAACCAGTATTTCCCCTGCTTGTCGAAATGCTTCGGCGTTGGGGGTACCCCTGCAGCTGGCTTAGGTTCGTTTTCATTAATCGGGCGTTTTGATGGGTTACCCCTCACCAAACGTAGATGGGTCGGGGTTTTCGGTGGTCCAGACATAATCGAAAACTCCTATTAATCATCGAGTGGGGGACCCCTAAAAAAAGTTTTCTAACCTGCGGCGATGTGAAAAGAGGTTAGGCGGCGGTCCTTTGGTGCGTCGTTCCTGAACTTTCAACCCGCCCTCCCCCTCGGCTGACTCAAATGAGAATTGATGTCATTTGAGTCTTTCGACCGCTGTCTTCGCCCTGTGGCAAGGCTTGCAGAGGCTTTCGAGGTTGGACAGGTCATCGGTCCCCCCATTTGCTTTGGCGGTGATGTGGTCCACCGTCCCAGCGGGTGTATACCTTCCATTTCGCAGGCATTCCTGACAAAGGTGCTTATCTCTGTCGAGAACGATTGGGCGCAGCCTGTCCCACTTGCTGCCATAACCTCGCTGATGCCTGCTCTGTCCTCGCTGATGCTGCTGCCAGCCTTCATTAAGGTGTTTGGGACAATAGCCTGAGCGGTCGGTGGTTGTGCCAGGGCAGCCACGCTTGCGGCATGCTCTCGGTATTAACTCAGGCATCAGGCTAACCTCCACGCCCGGCGGCGTTCTGTTCGTGGCGCTGAGTCAGGGTGACGCTCAACCGGTTCGCCGTCAGCATGATCCACCAGCGAGTAACACGGATAAACCACAGCGCCGCCATAGGCATCACCAACGGCATAATCAGCTGGCTTGCTGCTGTCCCATCGAGAAAGGACTCGTTCAATATTCTGATGGGGTACGCTATAACAAACGCCGTGTATAAGCCGCTGCAGCGTGATGTAATCAGCCTGAGTCTTATCAGCAACAATCAGCCGCTCAGCTATCTGCATTTGATACTGAGGTGGTCGCCCCGTCCCCAGGTAGAAACTCACCAGCGATTCTGGGAAGCGGTTAAGCCATTCGCTAACCTGCTCAATAAAATCTGGGACAGGCAATGCGTCATCTTCGATTATCACTACCCGGCAATCCTGCCATGAAGCCCATTCAAGCGCGCGGCGATGATTCCAGTTTGCGCCATGGTCTCCGCTATCAATCAGCAGTACATCCCCGAGAAGTCCAGCAAGACGCGATGCCTGCTTATATCGGGAATGGTGCCCGATAACCGCAAACTTCACTTGTGTTTCCACCATGCGGCCTCCTTACCAATACCATCAGTTTTGAAAACGGTATGTACCAGAGGGCCGGTGACCAGTCTGTCAGCGAATGACTGCGCGACAATACCGAATGCCAGCATGTCACCCACCGCGGCGCCAGCCTGTTCTTTCTTCCAGAAACGATAACTCTCGATCCGGTAGTAAAGACGGATGATGCCGTGAGCGAACGCCATTACATCAGCGCGGCTGCCACCCAGCAGACCAGCGTTAAGCATCACATCGTTGCGGTGCACTTCAATGAATTCCTGGTAGATACGCTCAGGATGATTCTGTTTCGCCCAGGTGTCGGCGTAGGTCTTCGGTTCAGAACCGACGTAAACAGTCCCGGGCTGCATTTCTTCCCACGGCGCGCGAAGCATTTCGACATCGGTCCCATCAGTACACCAGACGAATCGGTATTCAGGATGGTCGCGAAGGTGCTGCCAGATGTGCAGCCAGCGCCGGAAATATACATTCATCTTTACGTCGGGTACGCCCACCATCGAGACTCCGAAAGGAACCGCGCTTAAGGAGTCGGTCAGAGCAACAGCATGACATCCCTTCAATGATGCGGCCCATTTAGCCAGCAGGTCGGGTGAAGGCGTTATCTTCACACCGCGTTGAGGGTCAGGCTGGCTGGTGAGCAACGTCGTGATTACCACGTCGCGCTGCTGCCGGTATTCAACGTAACCGGTAAACCCGGTATCACGCCGTTCGTTGTGGATCTTCACATTACGTTCCACCAGCGCCACCCGATCCGGCTTCGGTACCGAACGCTCAACGGCTTCATGCTCATCGAGAGAGTGAATCAGCTTTTCGGAACCACTCACATCGGCATAAGCCCAGGTAGTCAGTCCAGCGTTATGGATGCGCAGAGCAAGATCGCTATGCTCGTACATGCCGCGACCGTATACCGGATCGAAACCGCCAACTTTCTCGATGGCGCTTCGGTGGTAGTACAGCATCACGCCGCGCTGCCCGGTGTAAGCGATGTGCTTATCATCCCGGTACAGCACATTCATATCGTTAAGCTTATTGCGGCCAGCCAGATCGAGGAACTGGTAAGCCAGGTGCGGTTCTGGTGATTCGATGTAAGGCAGGTGCCAGTTATCGGCAATAGGCCAAGCGTCATCATCCCACAAGAAGAGATGCTCACATCCTGCATCCATCAACGCGCTTAGGCTGGCGTTCTTCGAGGCGACAATGCCGAGCGATGATTCATGGCGATGCAGCTGCACGCCGTTCGGCACCACTGCTGCAGGTTTTGAACCATCATCGATAACCACCACCAGCGCGCCGGCGGGAAGATGCTTCATGTGCTGCTCGAAAGCACGCTTAAGGACTTCTGGTCGATTATGCGTGGTGATCGCTATGCCAATTCTGGAGGAAGCTAGACAAGCTGGCGCATACTGGACGCCATCTATGGTGACCTGCATTTTTACCCCCTATAGGGCATATTTAATATTTATCCGCTATAGCCATTACGATAGGTCGGTCCATGATGATGGCAATAAAAAACCGCCCGGAGGCGGTTAGCTTGAATGCATATTAAGCGGCAGGCGCTATGAATAACTTTCATCGAAATGTTTAGCGCAATACCCTCCAGCACTAGCCACCTGTAGCGGGCCAGGGTTGAGCATTGCTCCCGCTTTCTGTGGAGAACTCAAGCCAGGCTGCGTCTGGGAGTTGGGGTGTATTCTTTCAACAATGATTCGGCCCTTTTCATCTTCCTGGGTGACTAAAATCAAAGCCACAATTTTAGGATGCTCATCATTTTGATAGACCTCATATCTAATACAGACATCGTTCTGGTCATAGAGGAATGTCTTTTCTAACGTTAAACGCGGCGTCTTGCTCATGTTACGTCTCCAGTGGAATGAGAGGTAACTTTAAAAGTAAAAGGATTTTATTCAATCTCATTTATCAGTAAGTATGCACTAGATCAATTACTTTACTCAGTTGCAAACTGTTAAAGGAGGTCGCTAATTAGTCCTCTGAATATTTTGTTTCTGGCAGTTCGCCTGCCACGCTTTGTTATGCGCCAGGATGTCTTTCTTAGTCTGTTTATCCAGCACATCAATATCATGATCGGTCAGGTAGATTGGCTTCACCCAGTCACAGGCGGTATCAACTACCACCGGGGCGCTGCCACGAGTCACGCAGCTCGCGATCAACATCGTCGCCAGGCATATGGTTAACAGTCTGCTGTACATTGCTGGCCTCTTTCGTTGCTTCTACCCGGCGTTCGGCTGCTGCGACCGTTGCCGCTGCGTTATCTTCGGTGCGCTGCTGGTCGGCTTTCACTTCAGCTTTGCTGGTGCCGCGAATATGGCCCAAGCCAAACGCGGCGGCGATAACAGCAAATACAGCGACAACTAGCCCGGTAATCATCTCAAGCGTCATATAACCACCCGCTCCTTCACCCAGCCATATACAAACGTCTCGTTCGCGCTGCGCTGTTCTGCCAGTTCGAGATAACGCTGACCCTGGCTGCAATTCAGGGCCCGGAGCATAACCAGTTCGCCCTCTTTTCCTCGCCGGGAAAGATAGCTTTTTAACGCGCTGATAGTTCGCGGACCGATAAAACCATCTGCAATCAGATCGGGATAAAGCGTGCCCTGAATGTTGAACACGTTCAGCCAGCGCTGGAACCATTTGGTCTGAACTGATGGGCCCATGTTAACGCCGGTATCGCACAATTCGGCGGCGATGGCTGGTGATACCTCAGAAACAAGGTCGAAGCGTGGCCCTGCCCAGTAGTCAGCCGTCAGGATATCCAGCGCCTGCTGGCGGGTAAGGTTACGCATATCACCGCTGTAACCGTGGGCACGTGCTACCGCTTGCGTGATTCCCCAGTTTGTTGGGCCACCTTTATCGTCGGGGTGATTAACGTAACCGCCCTCTTTGCCAAGAATGGCGTCAAAAATTTCGTCTTTTGTCATTAGTGCCTCAGAAGATCAACCAGACGTGCCAGATTTCCCCGGACCTTCATAACAGCTGCGCATATCAGGAGGTTCGACATCACCACCAGCCAACTGGAGTCACGATAGAGGCCGAAGATGAATTGCCATGGGATTACTGCGTAAACCAGGATGGTTATATACGCCAGGATTGAGATAAAAGGACGGTGCCGGGCACCATGGCGCTGGTAGAACATCAGAACGACGACGATCACCGAGCAGATAAACGCGTTAAAGACAGCTGACGGGTCAATTACCATTTCCCCCTCCTCCGCGTAACCGTGAGAAAAAACCGAACAGGGTGTTCAGGTCCTGGTTATTAAGAAAAGTTAGGATTTTTATACACAGTGCAGACAAAATCACTGCACCGAGTGCATCCAGTGGTTTTTCATAACTCGAGGCAGCATTTAGCCATGAACCAACAAACCCGGCGCCAAGCACTCCAACAATGAATGATGTAAGGAAATATGCAGCCAGGCGAGCACGCGTAAGGTTTGCAGCTGTCGCGACGTAAAACACCGCACCACCAAACGCTCCAAACACCACGCCGAAATCTGTATGAGTAAAGACACCATACAGGACTGAACCCAGCAGGCCTCCGCCGAGAACTGCACCAGTGCCGGTTAATGGATCGGACATTACGCCCCCTCTGTAATTGCTATGAATCCTCTCAGTAAGTTTGAGGGGAAATAATAAAAGCCCGCTGTTGATGGCGGGCTAATGAGTTGACTATTTGTAAGGTAGGTGTGAGTAAGACTTATGCTCAGAGGTGAAGCTGTATCGGCTGATTCACTATCGGTCCAGGAGAACCACCGGGCATTCAGTTACTTCCCACAACTCAAAGCGTAGCAGCAGTTTGCAAAACCATAAAAAAAGGCCTGCGTTTTATGGCAGGCTCTCAAGGAATTTGAAACTTGTATTGTTGTTGTCATGGTGCCGGGTGCCTCCCGGTGACTCTACCCCAGTCAGCAAAGCCGCGCGCATACCTGCAGATAGCAGTTGACTGGAACGCCCTTTCGCTTAGAAAGGATTCACCACACAAACAAATTACGCCGAAATCATTCCGCCGGTCAATACTTCATTGCCGTGAGTTCTCTCAGAAGGAGGGGAAACAAAAAAGGCCACCCGAAGGTAGCCCGTAGTAATGATTGTGAAGGCTGGAGTCGAACCAGCTTCCATCGGTGCGCTGCCGATTGGGTTACGCGCGCCTTGTGGCTACTTATCCAGAATATTCACCGCAAAACTATTCCCTAGCTCGCCGCTGAGCTTCATCACAATGGGTATCGCTTTGCCGCGCCAGGGAAGTGTGCCTGGTCTCACCGGGATGTCGTCACATACTCAAAGCGATTTCCGTTGTGTAGAAAATAAATAGCCCCACTAATACAGGCAGGGCTTAATTTATTTTATTCGTGTAGGCGTTAACGACACATTTCAGCTTTAGCTTTCATGTAAGCCTCGTGAGCCAACTCCGCAGTTTGGAAACTACCGAGATCTTTGCGTTTCCCGTTGACGCTAATCGCAGAACGCCACAGGCCACGATCCTTGCACCAGTTTGCTCCAATTAGCCCAGATTTCGCACCTTTTCTGGCCTTATGCCTGTTCTGCTGATTAACAAACTGGGTAACGATACGTAAGTTGTCCCATCGGTTATCTTTGGGATTGCCATTGATATGATCGACACACTTATCAGCTGGCGGCAGCGCACCATCCATGTATAAAAAAGCCAACCGATGAGCGAAGATTAATTTCTTATCGATCATTATCTGGATATAGCCGTACGTATCTGCGTTCCCGGCTATATTGCCTGGCGTAGACCGAGAGTTTGTTCGCTTGATCCAAACAAATAAACCAGTCAAAGGGTCGTACTTCAGAACCTCTTTCAGCCGTTCTTGCGTGATGCTCATGATATGCGTATGCCTTACTTTGAAATGAACCTTTGCCGCACAGGAAACCAGCCCGTCGAGGCTCGCCAGCGCTAACTGACTTCCTCAAAGGCTCATTTCAAATGGATTGGTTCGACGTATTGAATGCGCGGGCGGTGCGCGGGAAATGCGGGTACAAAAAAACCCGCAACGTGGCGGGCTTTTCGAGGTTAATTATCTACAGGCGTTATACTCCATAATCAGAAGCTTACAAGACAACCTTATGCAAAGTCAACACTAACGCGCAAAAAAGTGTCGACATTTGCTCCGATCATATTAATAAGTTGTCGCCTTCTCAAATTCCACTGCTGCGTGACGCTCCCCCTGGCGCAGAGTATCCACCAGCATTTCATAGAAGGGTTTCCAGTTGCGTGACCATGAGGATTGATGGAGGTCCGGGAGACGCTTCAGAATGGCACGGTGTACCGTCGCCGAGGAGATAGCAGAGAAGCCATTACCAGAGCAACGTTCACACGTTTTGAAAACCGGTGCGCCACGTTCTTTGGTCGCTTTGCGGTCCAACACTTCGCCTTTACCGCCGCATCTGCACCGCGCAAGGATTACCTTTTTCCCTCCGCAGGTTTCGCAAACCCTTTTCACCAGCTCATTTTTAATCTTCGGGGCCACCACTTCGGCACCGTCATCGTCGAAGATACCAGGATGTTTAACCACATCCTCATTCCCGGAGATAAAACCGGTACCGCTGCAACTGTGACATGTCACGCTGGTAGCCGCCGAACGGGAGTAATCAGCAAAGGCAAACTGCGCCAGCGTCAACATGCATGCTCCGAGCTTGTCGCCAGCGGCTTTGCGGACATTTTTAGGAGCGTTTTTGATAGCAACCTGCGCCAGCGCCTGAACTGCGAGCTGTTCATCTGTTTTGCTGATGCCGGACTTGCCGAAGAAAGCAGCCAGGCCGAAGCGTGCACGGCTGCTGGTGGTACCAATCGCCGCCATAACATCAGTGCCGGTGAGACGATCCGGAGAGGTTCCTTTCACGTCGTCGCTGATGTGCATACCCTGAGGGCTGAAATGTTTGAGTGATGTTTCCAACTTCATTGAATGGTTTCCCCCTTTTCAGCAGTGCCAAACCAGCCAGGGTGCGCCCACTGGACATCAGTCACTTTATCGCCGTTACCCCACAGCGTCAGAACACGCATAGCAACGTAGTGCATAAGGATTTTTTCATGCTCTCGCCACTCATCATCAGGAGTGTCTTCAACAAATTCAGCGATGGCGTCAGCAATAAGACCGAAACACTCAGGGAAATCACTATGAACGATTGCGATGTCTTTTGCTGTTTCCTGAAGCTCCAAAAAACGCTGCTTGGTAAAGAGATACGACATTTCTCTAATTAGGCGATCCATTTTAATACCTCGTTGCGTTGGTGGCTTCCCACTCAATATCAAGTTCACTTTGCTGTTTGCCGGCCAAGTAATTGAAGGGCCCTTTATCACCCTCGATAAACTGGTGTGAGCGGGAATCAAAGTTGGCCCCTATGTCTCCGATCCAGCCCTCCCCTTCACGTTGTTTCAACAGGCGAATCATCGAGGCGGGCATTTGGATAGCAGTCTGTTCGTCCTTATCAAGACTCTCATACCCCATTCTTTCAGCTTTGCGCTGGGCCAGTTCGCGCGGGATATTACGCCAGACGGCCATAACGTTGTCGGGCATGTCAGTTAAAGCGCCAGTGCCTTTAACATCCATTTTCCCTGTTGGTGCAGCTTCGTTTGTTTTTCTGGCATGCGTTACTAGCAGAACATGGCAGTTGTGCTCGTTTTTAAAGTCGCAGAGGGTATCGATAAATTCTTTTTGTCCACCGTAGTCCTCCTCATCGAGTCCACATTTTGCCAAGTTGTCGATAACGAAAAGATCGATTCCATAGCGGCGTCTGGCATAGGCAAATATTTCCAACAGTCGATCGGCCTTGGCTGTTCCGGTGAGTTTGAACACCCAAAGACGATCAGAAAACCACTCGTTAGTCATGATGATTTCAGTACGTTCTGGGTTTTTTCTACAAATGGTTTGCCGGGTAAGACGAGCCAACATTTTCCCAGGCTTAAGCTCCAGCGAGGCAATGCATACCCGGACTCCCTGGCTCATGGCATTGACGGCGATATGTCCCACCAGCTCGGTTTTTCCGTGGCCGTTTACTCCGTTAACCAGCGTCAGCTCTCCGGCGCGGAATTTGAAATTACTGTTCAGCGAATCCCACGGGCTGGAAAATAATCCAACATCTCGATGCTCGAATGCATCCAGTGTTTCCTGAAGGAGATCACCCGCAGAGCAGAGTTCATCAGGGTCGAAGAATTTAGCGGTCCCCAAGTAGTGCCAGATTTCATCCTCGCTCATCCCGGAGGTCAGACATTCATTGATATCTTTGTGCGGCAGCTCTACCAGGCGGCAACGATGCTCCCCCAGGCGACGAGCAATTTCTTTTGCGGCTTCGCGCCCTACATCATCGTTATCGAGGCTTAACCAAATTTCTTCGAATCGGTCGAGGTTGTGATACTCGTATTCGATCCATTGCTGTTTGGCCCCTTTTCCACCGCCGAACGGTACCGATAGAGCACTGATACCGAATTGCGAGTAGGTCATACAGTCAATCTCTCCTTCGCAAAGCACAACAGCGCGAGCTTTCGCGTCCATAGCCTGCCAGCCAAACAGACATGGCTCGCAATCAGCCTCAGCCATGATCAACTTTTTGCCATTTGGTCGTTCAGTGCCGATTCGCTTTACCTGCAACAGCTCACCGTTGCGAAGATACGGGAACGCCACTGCCGGAATTTCGCGGTTTTCATCGTGGTACCAGACGACTGCGTCCGAAACACGGAATTGATCAGCTGTCTCTCGGGTGATGCCACGGGAAGAAAGGTAGTCGTAGCAATGACTCGCTTTTTTAACGCCTTTTTTGGTTGGGCGAGAGAAGGTCTTTTTCTTCGCCTCAAAGTGGTTATCGTCGTCCTTCAGACCAAGGAATTCTTTCGCTTCTCGCATTGCGTCGTGTAGTTGGCAGTTACGCACCAACACCCAGAGATCAAGCAGGTCTCCGCTATCGCCACTTGCAAAATCTGCCCAAGTTTTCTTACCCCCGAGATTAATTTTCAGGCTCTTACCGGCATCACCATTGGTATTGCCAGCACACCACTCCTTGCCCTCAAGGTGTCCTCGTGGAAGCAGGTATTTCGCAACTCTTTCGGCGTTGTCCCACAATTTTTCAGATAACTCAGCAGGGGTCATCACACACTCCGTAAATCGAATTTGATAAAGCACATAGTCACGAACTCATCACGCAGAAAGCCGCGGTTATAGCCGGAAACCAGTAGACGTTTGAGGATGCTTTTCATGGTCGGTTAGCTCCGCGCTTCATGCGGTCAATGGCTGCCTGGCTGATAAATACCTCAGCCGAACCGTCACTTGGTTTGGCGAACCAGGAAGCCCCTGTCCCACCGACGGCGTTTGCGCTTGCGGATATCTGAGGAGCTACATTTGGTTTTTCATCGTTCCACCGCTCTCCGTTCAGGTATGACGCTGGCAGGAGTTTGTCGAACCCCATTTGCTGTGCTTTCACTCGTAGGCTGATATCTTCAGCCAGCATAACGGCGAAGTTATCAGGTGTACCTCGGTTCGCTTTTTTCCAGTCGCGATATTTGGTCCTGAACGCTGACTTAGCCTTGACCTTGGCATCCTTCCTCAGACCTGCCCCCCAAAAAATATTTTCGAAAGCGACATCGACTGGATCTGGGCCTTCAGCATCATCTGATTCTGAATCAGGCTTTCCCTGTGCAGGTTTACCTTTCGACTCGTCAGGTTTATCGCCATCAGTCCGATTCGAATCGGACAAATTAGTTTGATCTTGTTCTTTCTCCTGCTCCTGTTCCTGCTTCTGGCTTGCATGCCCCTTCGAAGCCCCTTCAATTTCCTCCGGGATCTGAACCTCACTACTACGGGAAAAAGTCATATTGAATTGTTTGGAATATTTCTCGTAAAACTCTGAAAGAAATAGGTTATCCGATACTTTGTTGTATTCGTTCTGTACTCCAGTACAGCGCTTGTCTCCGGGTTTCAGCGCCTCGCCGATTTGATGCGTTGCCATTTCGATGACCCACACCATCTCTGAATGCTCGTCGTACTTACAAAACCCGGCTTTAATGGCGCTATTAAGCCCCTTCTTAGCCCCTTCCAAGGTTAATCCAGTCTCATGAGACAGGAACGCAAGGGGCATGTAATAAAGACCGATCATATTGGCGTGCGGACTGGTAAGCAGGTACAACGCCACAAGCTGAGACTCTGGCCCAGCCTGACGCAGCTCTTTGCCTGTTCTGCCAATCCAGAAGTGAGGAGACACCTTTCCGTAATCACGCATTTTGCGCCTCCGAGACCTTCGTAAAATATTGTTGGAACTTCCAGACAGGCTGCATGCATTCATGCGGATAATTCTGCCTGGTGAAATACACCTGCTGCTTATCCCGATTCCAGCCGGTGACATGCACAATCACACCGCGCGGATCGCGATAATCGATATCCAATGGCTTAATTTGGTTTTCGGTAGTGATTGAGTGCGACATATCACACCTCATTGCCCGGGTGAGGGAATGTATCTGGAAGGTCTGGGCGGATCTGGTAGGCTTTAACTTCGCCACCAGTAGCTTTAACAATGGACATGACATGATCAGCCTTAACCCGGCTACCATTAAGCCAGCGAAATACAGCCGGTTGAGTAACCCCGCACGCCCTTGCTAATGCAGCTTGGCCGCCGAGAATATCGATAGCTCTCTTGACATGTTGATTGATCATATAAATACCAAAAGTTATTGAACATAGGGAAAGAGTATAGCCTTGAATAACTTTATGCAATAACTTATCGTATTTGCCACTTAATAACTTTTTGTATAGGCTTATTGGTATGAACACATTCTCAGATCGTCTTCAAAAAGCGATGGTTGACGCAGGCCTTACACAGGCAGAATTAGCGATGAAAGTTGGGGTTTCGCAACCAGCTATCTGGCGTCTTGTTGCAGGCAAAACCAACACAACACGTAAGTTAGTTGAGATTGCTAATGCGCTGGGTGTGAGCCCTGAATGGCTATCAACTGGAAAAAATCATGTGCCTCATAGACAAGGCTATGTGATAGAGACCATGCCCGAAAGGGAGGTAAAGGATAACGCTGGCATATTCAGGGTCGAGGTTCTTGACCTTTCAGTGAGTGCAGGGCCTGGCACGTTCATGCTTTCAGAATATGTGGAGGTTTTACACGCTATTGAGTTCACCACTCAACATGCAAAATCCCTCTTCGGGAATCGTAGTGAAGATGTCGTAAAAGTCATGACCGTCAATGGCGACAGCATGGCCAGTACGTTCAATTCCGGTGATCGTGTCTTCGTAGACATTTCCGTCCGACACTTTCTAACAGATGGTGTGTATGTGTTTGTTTTTGGTAAAACATTTCACCTAAAACGTCTCCAGATGCAGGGAAACAGGCTAGCAGTCTTATCGGATAATCCGGCATATGAGAAATGGTATATCACGGAAGAAAACCAAGATGACCTTTACGTGATGGGTAAAGCCATAATGCATGAATCAATCAATTACAATAGGCTCTAACCTTCAACACCCCACCTTTTGAAGCCGCTTTTAAGCGGCTTTTTCTTTGTCTGTAGCTGTAAGCATGCAGTTTAATAACAAAATTTAATCAAAAAAATCAATGCATTAAACTAAATCACAAAAGAAAAATAAGTTTTGTTATTGCAATAAGTTATTGCATGACTTAAAGTTCATTCATCGGCAAACAACGGAGCCAATGAAATGAATGCTCAAATCACCGTAGCAAAAACCATCGGCAAAAGAATATTAAATCAAAGATCTTCGCTTCGACTCTCTCAGGATTTTTTGGCTGATCATCTTGGTTTAACAACCGAAACCATTAACAACTGGGAAACGGAAAAAACTGTTCCGTTTGCTGACCAGTTAATCCAATTGGCTAACATTCTTCATTCTGATGTTCTGTGGCTCATTTCAGGAAACGAGCAGTGCGGTGAATTTACAGAACCAACAAGTATTATAACGTCCAATCAACTTAACTCATGGTCTGCTGATATTGGCAATTGCAGAATGGCTTTATCTAACGCTATGGATTGCATGCCTCCGGAATTGTCGGCTATCGGTACACTAACTATCGTTTATGAAAAATTAGACGATTTGCAAGAAACCATCTGCAAGCAAGCCGACAAAATTTAAAATTAATTAACATTATTTAATTAACACCTTTCTTGGTGGGGACAAACTCACCCTTAGGAAATGAAAATGCAAAATTCCGTCGCAATTAATCAGCCAGTTAAAACGCCTCAAATGCTGTTCGGATCTGACAACATCAATGACTTTGGCAACCGCGTACAAAGCTGCCGGATGGAAGGTGATTCAATGCAGCCGACCATCGAACCATGTGAGGTTGTGGCTTTCGTTGATTGCGGTGGACGTGCGCTTACCTCTGGCATTTATGTTTACACAATGGATGCTTTTGGTCGCCCATGTCTTTTCATTAAGAGAATTGAGCCATTAGCTGATGGCTCATTAAAAATCATTTCTGATAACCATCATTACGAAACTTTCACCCTTAATACCGATGAACAGAAAGAAATCAAAATTCACGGTCGGGTGGTGGCTTCTTTGGCTGTGAGGCGCTTCGTATGACTTTCATCATTGATAAATCGGCATATAGAACAGCATGCCTTTATGCGGCCTGCGGTTACGAGGTAATCGCTCGTCTTTATCTTAAAAAAGCATATGGTCGGTAATTATGAGCTTATTAAAAAGGCAAGACATTCAGGTTGTGAACATCAAAGCCGAGCAACTGGCTGGTTTATCGCAAACATTATTTGAATATCACGACAAACTGGACCATTTCCAACTTAAAACTATTTGCTCTCTTGTTTATGACATTGCTGGCGAAATTCATGATTGGACCGAAAAAGAAGAGGAAATTGTTATGAGCTTAGAGGAGGAGGCTCGCCGCAATGGATAAATTAATCGAGACATATCGCCGCCGAATTTTAAAAGCAGCGTTATTACGCCACCAGCGTAAAACAGGCAGTAACTGCCTTGTTATTAAGCTCAATAAAGGCGGCATTAACACGGTCGAGTTAACAGAGATTCTTCTCGATGGATTATTGAGAAAATTCGAAAGGCTTGCGATCAGTGAGTACGGGAATGTCGAAGGCGTAAAAGCTATCAAGGGAATTTACAGCAGCGCTGTTGATGTTAATGGCAGCGGTGAATTCCTTACGGATAGCGGGAAGGAGTTAATCGACGAGCTCATTTCTGAGCTGGTTGAGTTCGTCAAAAAACAAAAAGTGGAGGCTCCGAAAACGGAGGGTCATGAAATGGGGGGATCTGATGGCACTTACAGCGATACGAATTCCTGAATCAGATTATCTCAACGAGTGCTTTTATTACGAACAAAAAACTGGAGAGTTGTTTTGGAAACATCGTCCCTTAAAACACTTTTCATCATCAAGTATACAAAAACAATTAAATACAAGATTTGCAGGTAAACCTGCTGGCGCGTTTATTAAAACAAAAACAGGAGCATATCGTATCGTGCGGTTAGATGGTGTCATTTACTATGCCCATCGCCTGATATTTAAAATGGTTAATGGTGTTGAGCCCGAAGTAGTCGATCACATTGATGGGAACACCACTAATAACAGAATAGAAAACCTGCGTTCATGTACAAACCAAGACAATAGTAAGAATGCGCGCTTATCTAAAACCAACACATCCGGCCATACAGGGGTGAACTGGTCACATCACAAGAAAAAATGGTGGGCAAATATTGTTATAAACGCGAAGCAAATATATCTGGGATCTTTCACGGATTTCAATAAAGCAGTCGAGGCAAGACGAAACGCAGAAATTAAATATGGATTTCATGATAACCACGGAAAAAACAGAACACGATTCACGGGAGAGACCGGAAATGAACGATAAACGCACCGTAAGCATGATTGACCTGGCATTACAGAAACATGGTACGCCAGTTGGCCCACTGTACGTGGCGGTACGCCACAGACGTATCAAAAAATGCTTCACGCGAGATACGGCGATCCGCTATCTGGCTTTCTTCATGACCACCGAGGCTTTTGAGCGTTCTGGTTTTCCGCAGCGTCACCCGAGGGTGCGTATTGATCGCGATGATATGGAGGTATGGCGAGATGGGGAAACAAAAGCGGAGTATCTGGCCGCCCACCAGCGTTGTGTTCGCCGTCTGCGTCGTATCCTGGCGCGCAAGCGAGAAATGGAGAAATGGTGTGCAAAATGGGACGCGATGCACGAGCGCTACGTCAAAGAACGTGACGAACTCAAAGCAACAAAGCCTGCCGGGGTACGCTGAATGAAAATCCAATACCAAGACTATGGCGCTGTAGCAAATATCGTTATCTCCAGCACCGTATTCGAGTACCGGAAGCATAACAGGGTAGTTGAAAGCACTCTGTTTCTGGTGCCAGCCGTAGTGAGTTCACGGCACGGAACTTTCATCCTGAAAACGGTTATTCCTGGTAAAAGCCGTGATGCATTACGCGCTTACAGAACTGCAATCAGGGAGGCGGCACGATGAATACAGTTTTTGAAATATGGGTTCGTAAGCGATACGGAAACCGCTACGACCTGACACGGGATATTCAGGGGCTTTATTGCCGGGAAGTGGTTAAGCGGATGTTTGAAGTGTGGTGCCACTGCCGTGGCCTGGATGTAGTGTGAGGTGATTATGAGCGACGTTGTTCTTCTGGTACCGAATGACTGGGTTAGCGAAAAGGTTCTGATTGCGGTTACCGGGCTCAAGCCCGGAACCATCACCCGCGCCAGAAAAGAATCCTGGATGCTCGGCCGCGAGTACCTGCACATTTCACCAGATGGCAATCCCAAGCCTTCGAGCGAATGCATGTACAACAGGAAAGCCGTTGATCAGTGGATCGAGGCGCAGAAAAAAAATCAACCAGGTGCGAAGACAGCATGAAAAGCAGTACACTCGTCCACGCTCCTGGACGTCAGGAGGGATCAATGGCTAATGCATCATACCCGACAGGCGTCGAAAACCATGGCGGTTCGCTCCGCATCTGGTTTCTATATAAAGGTAAACGTGTCAGGGAAAACCTCGGTGTCCCTGACACTGCAAAAAATCGCAAGATAGCTGGTGAGCTGCGTTCTTCGGTTTGTTTTGCGATAAGGATGGGGAATTTTAACTATGCAGAAAAATTCCCAAACTCACCGAACCTTGCCCGGTTCGGTCAGGATAGAAAGGAAGTTACTGTGCTGGAGCTTACCGAAAGATGGTCGGAGCTGAAGAGAATGGAGATCAGCTCTAATACCATGAGTAGATACGAGTCCATCATAAAAAATATGCTTCCGCGCATCGGCGAAAATAAAATGGTTTCTGCGGTGACCACTGAAGATTTGCTGTATGTCAGAAAGGAGTTGCTGACGGGTTTCCATGTAATGAAGAAGGATCACCGGACACAGGTAAAAGGCCGGAAATCGTCCACGGTGAATAATTACATGATGCTGATGGCCGAGATCTTCCAGTTTGCAGCTGATAACGGCTACGCAAAGGAAAACCCGTTTAGCGGAATTAACCGTCTCAGGAAGGCAAAAGACGAACCAGATCCACTCACGACAGACGAGTTCATCAGGTTCATTCAGGCATGCGGACACCAGCAGATGCGAAACCTCTGGACTGTTGCCGTCTATACCGGAATGAGGCATGGGGAATTATGTGGTCTTGCATGGGAAGATATCGATCTCACTGCGGGCACCATTACGGTTAAGCGTAACCTGACCCAAACGTATGAGTTCACCCTGCCAAAAACCGAGGCGGGCACTGACAGGGTGATTTATCTCATACAACCAGCTATTGATGCCCTGAGGAATCAGGCCCAGTTGACACGCCTAGGCCGGCAGTTTGAGGTTGAAGTGAAGCTGCGGGAGTACGGACAATCTGTCATTCAACCCTGCACTTTCGTGTTCAGCCCTCAATGCGTCAAACGTGGACCTCGCACAGGATATCACTACGCGGTTAATTCGATTAATAAAATTTGGGCCCCGATAATCAAGCGAGCCGGTATTCGTTACCGCAACGCGTATCAGTCACGACATACCTATGCGTGCTGGTCATTATCAGCTGGTGCTAACCCAAACTTTATAGCAACTCAGATGGGGCATACCGATGCACAGATGGTTTACAAGGTGTATGGAAAGTGGATGTCAGAGAAGAGCGCCGATCAGGTTTCTCTGCTCAACCAGACGCTTTCACGCTTTGCCCCATCACTGCCCCAAAGCATGGTAATAGTGCAGTAGAAAACCTGAAATTCAAGTGGTTAGCAGTCGTATCGCTACATTTGTATAACACGGGGCACAAAATGCCCTCGACCATAAAACGCGCTTATGTTGTGATCGGGGTTCAATAAATCACTAAACAAGGTATACTCCGGAGTTGTTTATTGTACTAAACGCTCCTGTGAGAGGATGCTACTGCGCACCTATGACTCAATTCGCTTCTCCAGTTCTGCATACGTTGCTGGATACCGACGCGTATAAACTGCACATGCAGCAAGCCGTTTTCCACCATTACTATGACGTTCATGTCGCGGCGGAATTCCGCTGCCGTGGCGACGACTTGCTCGGTATCTACGCAGACGCCATTCGTGAACAGGTCAATGCTATGCAGCATCTGACGCTGCAGGACGAGGAATATCAGTGGCTTTCTGGCCTGCCTTTCTTCAAAGCCGACTACCTGAACTGGCTGCGCGACTTCCGCTATAAGCCGGAGCAGGTCACCGTGGTTAACGATAACGGCAAGCTGGATATTCGCCTTGCAGGTCCGTGGCGGGAAGTGATCATGTGGGAAGTGCCGCTTCTGGCGGTAATCAGTGAACTGGCTCACCGCTACCGTTCGCCTGAAACGGGCGTAGCGCAGGCGGTGGCCTCGCTGGAAAAGAAACTTGCTGACTTCTCCGCGCTGACCGCAGGGCTGGACATGTCCCGCTTCCGCCTGATGGACTTTGGCACCCGCCGCCGTTTTTCGCGCGACGTACAGGAGGCCATCGTTAAACGTCTGCAGCAGGAGCCGTGGTTCGTGGGCACCAGTAACTACGATCTGGCCCGTCGCCTCAATCTGACGCCCATGGGTACCCAGGCGCACGAGTGGTTCCAGGCGCATCAGCAAATTAGCCCTGACCTGGCTAACAGCCAGCGCGCAGCGCTGGCCGCATGGCTTGAGGAGTACCCGAGTCAACTCGGAATTGCCCTCACGGACTGTATTACGATGGATGCCTTCCTGCGCGACTTTGGACCTGAATTTGCGGAGCGTTATCAGGGGTTGCGCCACGATTCCGGAGATCCGGTTGAGTGGGGTGAGAAGGCGATTGCCCATTACGAGAAACTGGGCATTGACCCGATGAGCAAGGTGCTGGTCTTCTCCGATAATCTCGATCTGGCGAAAGCCGTCGAACTCTATCGCCATTTCAACGCCAGAGTGAACCTGAGCTTCGGGATCGGTACCCGGTTAACCTGCGACATTCCTCAGGTAAAACCTCTGAATATCGTGATAAAGCTGGTGGAATGTAACGGCAAACCGGTGGCGAAACTCTCCGACAGCCCGGGCAAAACCATCTGCCATGACAAGGCGTTTGTCCGCGCGTTGCGCAAAGCCTTCGATCTTCCCCAGATCAAAAAAGCCAGTTAA